TCTGGGCCAACATGGAAAAACACAAAAGTTGACATAGTTGCAACGATACACCTGTGTGATAATCTCGTCACGCGGAGGTACTATGTCGCATAAAGACGCAGCAGAATTTGTCGGGGTTTTACTGCACAGCAGCACGGCAGCCCACTTCCTTCATTTGCAGACGGCCTCATACCCCGCCCACAAGGCACTTGGCCACTACTACGAAAACATTGTAGGGCTGGCCGACAAGTACGCCGAGGCGTATCAGGGCCACCACGGCATCATCCCGCTAGACGACTACCCCGAGGGGTTCAAGGTACAAAAGGACGCGGCCGCCTACGCCGAGAGTTTGCTGACGTTCGTCAAGGGCATCCGTGGCGACTTGCCCAAAGACACTGACCTGCAGAACATTGTGGATGAGATCGTGGGCGAGATCGCCAGCCTTGTTTACAAGTTGGACAGGTTCAAGTAAATGGCGATGCGCCGCGAGCAGGTTGCTGCCGCCCTCAAATACCTTGGGGACAAGGCTGATTTACGCAAGCGGTACGAGCGTGCAACAAGCCTAGAGCAGCCGCAGGATGCAGACGCGGCTGACATCGCCGTGGATATTGCTGCCGGATTTACGCCCCTTCAATATCCGCAAGCCGCCCGTGATTTTGAACGCGCCCGCCGAGAAAGCGACCCGTTGGGCATGGGGCTGGCAACGCTGGCCGCTGTGCCCGTGGTTGGTGGCGTGGCGAAAGTCGCCAGCAAAGCCAGAAAGGGCATGGACATTGCCGCCGAACGCGCCGAAGCACTGCGTATCGCGCAACAAAACGCCGCCAAACCCATTACAGAGGGCGGCCTTGGATTGCCGCCGACAAATACTCCGCAAGATCGCATGGCAGCCTTGGGGTATGAGCCATTTGCTCACGGCACGGAACGACTAGATCGACTTTTGCAAACAAATCAGATTGATCCAAGCCGGGCAACCTCTGGCCCAATGCCTTTTGGCACATCGTCAGAGCCACTGGCAAGCAATTACGCAATGAACAAACGCGATACGTCGCGCATTGCGCAGGACACGGGTGATTTTGAAAATTATTACCAGACGGAAGCCCGCAACGTCGGTGGCCGAGGAAGCCGATTGGTCAATGTTGAGCGCACTTTTTACTCGTTGCCGCCAGAAACACAAAAGACCATACGCGAACGAATTTACCGCGTTGGATATGAAAGCCCTGACCTTGGCGAAGGCGCATTGATGCTGCACGAAAAGCCCGGGGCGGGGATTACATCAAACGATCACATAAAATTTATTTTAGAGCGTGAATCTAACAACAACCCGTTAACTGCTTTGCGCAAACTTTGGTTAGAAAGCGGTCAATTGCACGGTAACGAAGAAGAAATGGCCAAGATTTATCGCTTGGCCGGGTATCCCCACGAAATTACGCAAACAAATGCGCCGTGGACAGAGGCCAAGGGAGTGCTGACGGGCGCTGCCCGCATGACGAATCCGCTCAACACGCAAGACACGGCAACGCTGCAAGAAAAAGTGTTGCCAGCGTTAAAGGAAGCCGTAAAAGGCGACCGTACCAAATTGAAACGCGGCGCTGACCCTTGGGCAAAGGAAAGCCGATTCACCCCGAAAGATTGGGTGACAGAGTTAGAGCAAGACCTTGCGGCTGGACGCAACAGCCACGTTTGGACAAGCATCCCTGACAAAATTACAAAAGCCCTTAAAGACCAAGGGTTTGACGGCATCAAAGACATTAGCGGGAAAAGCGGGGCGGGCGACCCACAAACGGTGTTGATTCCGTTTGAGCCGAGTCAGGTTCGCTCACGCTTTGCCGCGTTTGATCCAGCCAAAATCACCTCGCCCGACTTGCTGGCTGGCGTGGCAGGCCCAACCGTATTGGCTGCTGCGTTGATGGAACAAGAGCGCCGCAAGAAAGAACGTCAAGAAAAAGGGCTGTAAATAACAACTCTTTAACTATTGTTTCATTAGTGTATAAATAAGCCATGCCAAGACCCAAAGGATCGCCCAACAAGGCTACTGCGGAAGCGCGTGAAGCCATCGCCCGGCTTGTGGACGGCAACGCTCACCGCCTTAACATTTGGTTAAACGAAATCTACGAGACGAAAGGCGCAGAAGCCGCATGGAAGTGCATGATGGATGTGGTCGAGTATCACGTCCCGAAACTTGCACGCATTGAGACGACCGGCAAGGACGGAGGCCCGCAGGAGTGGGTGATACGGTGGGGCGAACCGAAGTGAGGGAAGTGCTGTTGCCGTATAACCCGCGGCACGCCTTCATGCCTTTCCACAACCGTCGCCAACGCTGGGCCTGCCTTGTCGCCCATCGTCGCGCAGGTAAAACAGTCGCAGCCGTCAACGACATCATCCGCGCCGGCATCACCTACCAAGGGCAGCGTGGGCTGTTCGGCTACGTTGCCCCGTACCGCTCACAGGCCAAAGCCGTGGCATGGCAATACTTCCAAGAGTTCGCCGCCCCGATCACCGAAACAAAGAACGAACAGGAACTGACGCTGACGCTGATGAACGGCAGCCAGATACGCTTATTTGGCGCTGACAACGCAGATGCGATGCGCGGCCTCGGGTTTGACGGGCTGTACCTTGACGAATACGGCGACTTCCGGCCCAGCGTGTTTGGCAACGTCTTGAGGCCGAGTTTGAGCGACAAGCAGGGTTGGTGCGTATTTGGGGGCACGCCCAAAGGGAAAAACGCCTTTTGGGAAATCTACGAAACGGCCCAGCGCCTGCCAAGCGATTGGTTCTTGCTACGCCTGCCCGCCTCCACCTCTGGCCTACTCCCAGCGGGGGAACTGGCCGCCGCCCGGGCGCAGTTGGCCGAGGATCAATACCTACAAGAGTACGAGTGCAGTTTCGAGGCGGCCATCCAAGGCGCGTACTTTGGCAAGGAAATGCGCGAGGCGCAGGATCAAGGGCGCATTTGCCACGTCCCGCACGACACCGGACTGCCTGTATTCACGGCATGGGACTTGGGTTACCGCGACGACACGGCAGTGTGGTTCTACCAACTTGGGCGTGGGGAAATCCGCGTCATCGACTTTTACGCCGTAAGTGGCGAGGACATCCATGACATCGCGGCCGTGGTTACGGGCAAGCCGTACAAGTACGCTCGACACTACCTACCGCACGACGCCCGGGCCAAGAGCCTGCAGACAGGCAAGAGCATCGTGGAACAGTTGGCCGCCCATCTGGACATCGCCAAACTGGCCGTGGTGCCCGACATCGGCGTACAAAGCGGCATCCAAGCGGTTCGGTTGATCCTGCCGCAAGTGTGGTTTGACGCAGAACGCTGCCGCGAGGGCATTGAGGCGCTACGGCAGTACCAGCGCGAGTACGATGAGGATAAGAAGGCATACCGCCAATCTCCGCGCCACGACTGGACATCACACCCTAGTGACGCTTTCCGTATGCTTGCGGTATCATACGCCGAGCAGGCTGACAAGACCCCGACTTTGGAGCCAAAGCCGCTCATGGTCGGGCCGGGCAATACAGTGACGCTCAACGATATGTGGGCAGTGCATGACCGCACGGTGAGCAGGAGGGCAAGGATATGACGGCGATTAGTCCAGTGCGCAACAACTACGTTGCAGTGGCCGCAACCTCTACGACGACGTTTGCTGCTGCGGGCGCATACATCCACAGCGTCGTGGTCAACGTCGCCAGCAACACGGAAGCGACTGTTGTAGTGAGTGACAACGGTACCGAACTGGTACGCATCCCCGCTACGCAGGCTGCTGGCGTGTATGTGATTCCGCTTGAGGTGGCGAGCAAGGGCGCAATCACCGCCACCTGCTCGGGTAACTCTAACTGCCGCGTTGTCGGCCTGTTCAGCACCTACACATGAGCAAGCCCGGTTTATATGCTGCAATTCTCGCCAAGCAAGAGCGCATCAAGGCTGGCTCTGGCGAGCGTATGCGTAAACCGGGTGAGGCTGGTGCGCCTACTGCAAAGGCGTTTCGTGAGTCTGCAAAGACCGCAAAACCCGAGAAGAAGGGT